AACGATTCCCCAGTGGGCCTTACTGCAAGGAAGGAGATTGGATCATCATGAGATCTTACTCTGGAACAAGGTTCAAGGTTCACAATCAAGAGTTTCGGTTTATCAATGATGATAGCGTTGAAGCTGTTGTAGAAGACCCTAGGGGGATTGTAAAAGCATGAGTGAAAATCAATTAATTGCAGAAACCGAGCAAGTTGAAAATCCTTCTAGCGCCGAAGATAAATTTTTTGGTGTTAAAACGACTTTTGAGAAAAAACAAAAAACAAACCCAGAACCTGAGTCATCAGAGTATGAGTTTGAAGTTGTTGACGATAGGCCGAAAGAGGACAGAAGACCTCCAAGGACTAATGAGCCTACAGATCTATCTGATGAAGAGCTTAGTCAGTATGACGGTAATGTTCAGAAAAGATTAAAAGGCTTAAAATACGATTTTCACGAAGAACGTCGAAGAAAAGAAGAAGCCCAAAGAACTCGTGATGAGGCAATAAAAATTGCCCAGCAATTATCAGGCAGAGTTCAGGAACAGGATTCTTTAATATCTAGAGGCGAAAATGCTTTAGTTGAGCAAATAAAACAAAGAGCAACAGCTTTTCTTGAAAAATCAAAAAATGATTACAGAAAAGCTTATGAGGAAGGCGACACCGATGGTGTTGTTGAAACTCAAAGCCAAATGCTTAAAGCTCAAACTGAGTTAAATGATATTCATAAATATGAAAACAATTTAACTAGAAATCAGAACATACAACAACAGTCCTATCAACAGGATGTTGCATTGCAGGCCGCTCAAAATGCCGCCTCTCAGGAACCCCAGATTCAGCTAACTCCAGAAGCTAAAGATTGGGGTGATAAAAATACATGGTTTATGGCTCCAGACCAAAAGGTTATGACTGCAACCGCCTATGGGTTTCACGAAGAAGCTATAGATCTTGGGATCGGTGTAAATACAAAAGAATATTTTGATTACATAGATCATGTGATGAGGAAAACTCATCCAGATTTTTGTTGGTCGGATAAAGGCGACACATATGGCGGTGACGCAACCGTGACGACCAGCCAGCCTTCGACGGTGGTGGCACCTTCCGCAAGGAATAATGGTGCTAAACCGCGCAAAGTACGGATGACCGCCACTCAGGTAGCACTCGCTAAGCGACTTGGGTTAACAAATGAACAGTATGCCAGACACGCTGAAATGATAAAATGAGGAGTCAATAATGGCAGAAGAGCGCACCCCTAGAGAAAACGAAACGCGAGAAAACGATTCTTATCGTCCACCTGATGATTGGACTCCGGCATCTATTTTGCCTAGTCCAACTCCCCAACCTGGTTGGGTATTTAGGTGGGTAAGAACAGATGTTCTTGGACAGTCAGATAATACAAATGTATCCAGATCTTTTAGAGAAGGATGGCAACCTTGTAAAATTGACGACCATCCTGAGTTACAGATTATGTCTGATATAGGCTCAAGGTTTGAGGGTAATGTACATTTTGGTGGTTTGCTTTTGTGTAAAGCTCCTGAGGAGAAAATGCAATCGAGAACTAAACACTATCAAGAAGTAGCAAACACTCAAATGGAATCTGTTGATAATAATTACTTGCGTGAAAACGACCCTCGTATGCCTATGATGAAACCTGAAAGGAATACGAGAACAACTTTTGGTAGAAGTTAACCCTTTGTTGCTGGGTTGCTTCTATAATTAAAGGAGGTCATTTATGGCTACCAGCGCAACCCCAATGGGTGCTGAACCGACTGATACTCTTAGTGCGAGCGGCTCTTTCACAGGAAAAGTCAGGCACATGAAGATTGCAAGCGGTTACGGCACGGCTATTTTTTATGGCGATTTTGTTAAACTAGTTGCTGCCGGAACGGTAGAAAAATCTGCAATTACAACGGCTGTCGTCGCAGGCACAGTTGGAATTTTTGTAGGATGTTCTTACACCGATCCAAGCACCAACCAGCTTACCTTTAACCAGCAATTCCCTGCTTCTACAGCGGCATCTGATATTATGGCATATGTTGTTGATGATCCTGATCTTGTTTTCAGGATGCAAGGAGATGGATCTATTGCCCAGACAGGACTTGGAAACAATGTTTCACTAGTCAGTACGGCTGGCTCGACCTCGATAGGTCGAAGCAAGAACGCAGTAGATGCTTCAACAATTGCTACCACCAACAGCTTACCAATGCGTATTGTTGAGTTTGTAGAAGGCCCATCCAGCACGGTTGGCGATACTTATACAGACGTTTTAGTGACATATTTGCCACTAAGCCATGCATACGAAACCGCACTAGGCGTATAAAGGAGATTAAAGAATGGCTATTTCTAGAGCGCAAATGCTTAAGGAACTCCTGCCTGGGCTTAATGCCTTATTTGGTTTGGAGTATGAAAAATACGAAGACGAGCATGATCTCATTTATGAGACTGAAAGCTCCGAGCGTAGCTTTGAAGAGGAAGTAAAGTTGAGTGGCTTTGGTGCTGCTCCTGTAAAAAACGAAGGTTCTGCAATCTCTTATGATTCAGCGCAAGAGTCTTTTACTGCACGATACAACCACGAAACTATTGCTATGGGATTCTCAATCACGGAAGAAGCAATGGAAGATAATTTGTATGACTCACTGTCTGCACGTTATACCAAGGCTCTTGCCCGTGCTATGGCGTATACCAAGCAAGTTAAGTCGGTTAATCCTCTTAACAACGGTTTCACTAATTCATTTCAGTCTGGTGATGGGGTTAACCTGTTTACCGCTTCTGGTGATGGTGTTACTGGTGGTGACGGTCACCCGCTAGTTAATGGCGGCAAAAACAGTAACCGTCCTTCTACAGCGGCAGACCTAAACGAAACATCGTTAGAGAATGCAATTATTGATATTGCTGCATTTACTGATGAGCGTGGTTTGTTGATCGCTGCTAGACCTCGACGCTTGATTGTTCCCCCCGCTTTAATGTTTACAGCAGATCGTCTGCTTGAAACAGCGCAGCGTGTGGGTACAGCAGACAATGATCTTAACGCAATACGCAATATGGGAGCGATCCCTGAGGGTTATGCTGTTAATCACTATCTGACTGACAGCAATGCGTTTTTCATCATCACTGATGTTCCTAACGGTATGAAGCACTTCAACCGTACACCATTGGAAACATCAATGGATGGAGACTTTGATACTGGTAACGTGAGATACAAATCAAGGGAGCGATACTCTTTTGGAGTAAGTGACCCACTTGGAATTTACGGATCACCAGGATCTAGCTAACGGATTTGGGGGCGCAAAGCGCCCCCTTTTCTTTTCCTGACTAACTGTTTCACATGGAACATTAGACACTAGCCAAGACAGGAGACATACATGGCTAATACTACTTTCACAGGTGCTGTGCGATCTGAAAGCACCTTCAAAACTGTAAGCAAAAATTCAACTACTGGCGCTATTACTGAGGTTACTACTGTTGGTGACGGGCCTGTCAGTCTTTCTGACGGAGATGTAACGCTTACCAATGCAACTCATAGCGGCAGAATCTTACTTGTCCCAGATGGTGGCCAAGATAACACCTACACATTGCCAGCGCCTATTGCTGGATCTGTGTTTAGGTTTATTTATGCTGGCGCAGCCGCTGATGCTACTGATGCAATTATTGTTACACCAGCTAATGCAAACTTTTATATTGGTGGTGTGACCTTATTGGATACAGATGGTGACTCAATCAGCAGTGTTTTTTCTAATGGAAGCTCAAACAGCAGTATTCAATTAAATGTTCCTGCGGGATTTGATGTGACTATAGTTGGTTTAAATACTACCAATTATCAAATCTTTGGAAATGTTACGAGTACTACTGCTCCTGCATTTGCTGATCAATAATAGGAGTCAATTATGGCTGATGCGGTAGCGACTCAAACGATACAGGATGGCGGTAAAAACGCCATCTTTCGTTTTACAAATGTAAGTGATGGAACTGGCGAGTCTGCTGTTACCAAAATAGATGTGTCTGCTTTGTCTAACGATCCTATGAGCGGCAAAGCCTGCTCGTCTGTTGTTATTGAAAAGATTTACTACCAAACCATTGGTATGGGCGTAAAGATATTTTTTGATGCAACAACAGATGTTTTGGCATGGCAGTTAGCCGCTGATTGGTCTGACACTTTAGACTTTTCAGAATTTGGGATACCAGATACTGAGGCATCTGGAACAACAGGTGATATTCAATTTACAACTGTTGGTCATTCTAGTGGTGATGTATATGTAATCGTCATGCAAGTAAGGAAGCGATATGGCTAAACTTGAGATGTTTGTTAACGGTAACTTTGCTGATGGCGAAGAGGTTTATCAAATTGGCACTAAAAACAAAGATGGTAGCGGTCAGACTGCTGACGGCGAATATGACATTGTTGTTTTTGATCCAATGCGTAAACCTGAAGCTGAAGCTAGGTTAAAGGAGCTTTTAAAAGGTGCTGACGAGCCAGCAAAGAAAAAAACGGAAACGAAGGCGGCTAAGAAAGATCCAGAGACTAAATCGGCTCCGAGAAAAAGAAAGGCTCCAGCAAAAGCTAAAGGCTAATGGCTAGAAACTACAAAGAAGAGTACAAGCACTTTCACTCAAAGCCAGATCAAAAGAAGCGTCGAGCAGGCAGAAATGCGGCTAGGCGCAAGCTTTTGAAGTCTGGTGCCGTGAAAAAAGGCGATGGTAAAGACGTTCATCATAAGGACGGGAATGCTCTTAATAATAAAAAGAAAAACCTCAAGGTAGTTTCAAAGAAAAAAAATAGAGGTTCGTTAAGAGTTAAATGACAATTTCTAGAGCGCAGCAGCAAAAGCAAATTTCTAGCTCTCCAGCTAGGCGAAAAACAAAAAAGCCTACTAAGAAATCGAACAAAAGGAAAAGATAGTATGCCAGATAAAATACTTTCATCTATCAGCCCAGCCTATGGTATTGCTACAGGCTCGGGGCCATATAGAGATCTTCTTGGCGTTGTTGGCAGAGGAGTTTACGACAGGGCCAAAGACAAAAGAGAAAGAAGAAAAGAGGAGAAAGCAAAAGCGGCAGAAATGGATAAAATGGCTAATCGAGATGGCGCGTCCTCTTACAACACAACAATTGAAAAAAAGATGATGAGCGGCGGCAGAACAAAGTCTATTGATGGTTGCGCTGTTAAAGGCAAAACTAAGCCCCCGGTATTTTAAATGGCTACTAGCGGAACATATACATTTAATTTAGATATTGGCGATGCCATAGAAGAAGCGTTTGAGCGAGCGGGTCTTCAGCTTCGTGGAGGCTATGATTACAGGACTGCAAGAAGAAGTATTAATTTGTTAATGCTTGAATGGCAAAACAGGGGATTAAACCTTTGGACGGTTCAAGAAGGAAGTCAGG